TCAGGGTTCTTCTCTACAAATGTTTTCATATCTTTATATCCACCTGTAACGGAGCTCTCTATTGCAGTATCGTTAAATTTAGCCTGTGCGAGATCATCTTGCTTTTTAAAGTAGTCAAGAGCCTCTTTTTTTGCAGGAGCAGAAGCCAGATCAAAACCTCCGATATTATCATCTTTTATATGCTTGTCAAAATCTGCTTTGCTCTTATACCCTGCATAGTCACTTGAAAATGCATCATCGATGCTCTTTTGCGTTTTTGCATCATTGAGTGAATTAAGATTAAAATCCTGCACCTTCTGTTTTGTATTTTGAAGTTTTGTCTGTGCTCCGACAAGAGCTTCATTCGAGCGAGCTTTATCTACTTTGAGTATGCTGTCACCTATCTTTGTAAAAGCATCACCAAAACTCTGTGCAGCACTTCCTTTTGTACTTGTAAAAGGAGCTACATTCATCTTCATTACATTTGTCGGTCTATATGCATCATACCATCCCATTATCTTACTCCTCTCATAGCATCAAGTTGATTTTTGTCCATCTTTGCCTGTACGCTCTGTTTTGCAACGAGTGAGTTACTATAGGCTTTCTGTAGGTCTATTTTGTTTTTATCTATCATAGCTTTTGCTTTTGTATTATTTAGATTTGCCTGTGACTGTTTAAGCATCATATTGAGTCTTGTGTTCTCAGCTTCAAGCTGCGCCTGCTTTTGAGCCTGCGGAGAGTTCTGCTGCTGCGCATCTTGTTGTTCAATGATATCTTTTATCTTTTTAGCACTCGGGGAGTCACTGTCTTTAAGTATATCTGGTATGATATATTTTACAAGTTGTGGATCGGTACTTTGCAGCACTTTTAAAAGTTCTACATTTTGTCTAAGTCTCTCTGCACTTGCACTGTTGCTCTTTGGTTTTGCTGTAAATATAAGATCATATTTCCCTACATCTATAGCATTGCTAACACGTGGTTTTAATGCTCCACCATCAACGCTATCAAATGCAACTCCACCATGTTCGTTTCTTATGACCTCATTCATTGTTACATAATTTTGCATCAGATCTTCATCTATGATGCTTACGACTCTTTGCGTGTTGTAATACTGTTTTATGAACTCTACAACTTTTTTGATTATCTTCTTTTGCAGATTATCACTTGCATTCATAAATCGGCTAAGTCCGACAAGACCTGTTTGTATTCGCTGTTCTTGACCGACACCGCTCATTCTGTTGTTTGCAGTTCCTAACAGCTCTTTGTTTGAGTTAAGAAGCTCACTGATCTGATTTCTTCCATCAATGATGATGTTAAGTATCTGCTGTATCTGTACATTTTGTTTGACATCTTTGATACCGTTTATATCTTCTACCATCACGGTTGCATTATCGAGACTCCACTCATCGTTAAACTGCTCTATATCTTCATTGATTAAAGCACTCTTGTTTATAAGCGTCTTATTGTTTGCAAGCATATTTTGCAGTCGGAGTTTTGCATAGTTTATATGATCTTGAATCGGCATTACATCTCTGTATAATCCCCAGTATTTTATCTTACCGGTAAAGTCTCTGTTTAAAAACTCAACTTCATAAGGAAAGCCTTTAAATTGAAAAGGAGATTCATTCTGTAGGAGTATAGTATAGTTGCTCCAAAAACAGTAGTAATATTTATCTTCTTTGCTCTCTTCATCCCATTTTCTATACCAAGTATAACAAAGCAGTACTCTTCTTCTATAGTTCTCATCGGTAAAGAGATCATCTTCAACCATATCACTTATATAGTTAAGATTGGAACACTCTTCTATCTTCTCTTTATCAAATCCAAGAGAATACATATCTTCTCTATCTATCCAAAAACATCTGCTTATATATCTTGCATCTTTATTGTAATCTTTCCCTCGGGAAAATGGATCAAGAAAAATTTCACTTGATGGAACATGATAGAGTTCTACATCTTTATGCTCTCTTCCAAACTCGTCATACTCACCTGTTGCACCAATACTAAGCTCTGCTATACTTACACCCTCAAGTGCTAGCTCCATATCAAGACTATCGACCTGTTCTTGATAATCTCCAACTTGCGTTATAGCCTTAACAAGAGCATTGAGCATGTCAGCTCCGGCTCTGTCTTGCTGTTGTCTTCCAAAAAGGCGAATATCTATCTCGCGCTCTTTTTTAAAACCAAGTATTGCATTGTTGTGTTTTGCTATATTGTTCTCATACTGCTCAGGCTGTCCACGGTTAGCAAGTATGTTTTTTATTGTAACATCAAGCTGATCACCATTATAGTACTCTCTTACCTTTTTTGAAAACTCTTTAGTTTTTTTAAAATGGTTTGTGGACTCTCTAAGCCACTCTATTAAGAGAACTGTATCTTCAAACATTAAGCGGATCTTTCTTTTTCTTTTTATTTGGATTTAGGTCAGAATAGGAAAATGCACTATCAAGATTATCTTGTGCTTTGTTCTGCTTTGCAAGTGCTAATGCATCCTGCTCTTTTGCATAGTCAAGCTGTTGTTGCAAGATCTTGTTTCGTTTTTTATTTGATTCATACTGCCCCCATGCACTTGCAAGTGATCCTGCACCTTGAAGTGCTAAAGCTGTATCTTTATTGTCCCATGTCATTTTTAAATCCTTTGATAGTTTGATGTGATGTTTATTGGTCGAAGTCGTTGATTGCGTTTTAGATTCTCAAGCTCATACTCATACAGTTTTAGATAATGAGTAGAGAGGTTTCGATCTTTTGTATTACGCGTAGGTTTTTCATGTATTTCGCTCATAAAAAGAAGTCGCAATGCTTTATACCAACTATTCGGAATAGATACTTCACAGTTAAGTGTTTTTATCTCTTTGTTATATCTATAAACAACAACTGCATTTGTATCTCTTTGTAAAGCAGGAGAAAACAGAAGTCTGTCATTATCAAAAGTATAGGTAAAATCTTTTGACTCTACATAAAAGTGCCCTATATCTGTATAGTTATATACAACACTATCTATGCTCAATCCTATATTTTGAACAGGAGTTTTTTCTAAGTAATATTCACTTGTACCCTTTGGTATAACAAAAGTCTCTTTTTTTATAAAAAAAGGTAGTGAAAACTGCAAAGCAATATAACTTCTTTGCAGTTTTACAAATAACTCTTCATCGCTCCAATGCTGAGACTTCTCTTGAAGTTCTACTCTGGTTTGAATGATAAAGTCATGTGCTCTCATAATTATTCACCGTCTCCGGAAACATCATCAGGATCTTTTTTGTCATCATCATCTGCGCCTATGAGATCTAAAGCAGTAGCTAACTCTTCTTTGAGCTTCTCATTTTCATCTTGAAGATGTGTGATTGTCTCTGCACTTTCTTTGTCTGACTTTACAAACTCAATAGCATCAACAGAAACAAAATCACCAAATCCTTTTTTTACAAGATTAAACGCAGTGACTTTATCAACAATTACAATATCGCCTTTTTTAAGTGTAGGTTTTGGTCTGGCTAAGGAGGTATTAAATGCCTTAGCCTTAGTACCGACATACTTGATAGCTTTGTACGGTTCATAATATACCTTTGCCATAACCTTCCTCCTAATACTCTTGTTTTGAAACAGGGAGTTTTGCATACATTACTGTAACAGTAGCCTTACCTGCAGCAGAAGCATCACCAGTTATATCAATGAGAACTGCCATTGTCTGTGTAGCTGTTAGCTGTCTATTGTTAAACCCAATACCTTTAACTGAATTAACGACAGTAGACGGTACAAATCGAACAAGATCTCCCTCAATACCTACACTGATATTATTGTTGTCATTTGCAAATGCTTCATCTACTGTTACATTTACATCAACAATTCTAAACCCTTCAGGAATACCCATAAAATCATAGGTCTTCCCAACATCACCTGCAACAACATCAAAACTGATGAAGCCACTATCGCGAATCTCACGCTCTTTTCTTTTTACTGTAATAGCCATAATCTATCTCCTAGTTTCCAGTTGATGCAACTACGGCAATAACACCATAATCTTTACCATCAAAGATGCTACCTTCTAAGATACCATCATTAGCACTTGCACTGTATTTTGTTTTTGCAAGTCCATACACACGGTCAATACCTGCATTCATACGGCGAGGATCGTTTTTGTCTTCCCAATCATAATATGCAACACCCTGATCAACAACAAGACTACAAGAACCTGCACCTACAAGCAAGTTGATCTCTGTCTCTTGACCTGATGCACCTGCGTACTGTTTAAGGTCTGAATTTTTCACATTTCCAAATCCTACAAATTTACTTTTTGAAGTTAAAATCCCAGACTGTCTAGCAGTATCGGTTTTCACATCAAGTAAAAGTACGCCATCCCAGAAACCTAATGCACCACTAAAGATAGGGTTTGATTTACCTCTCTCAAGAGCATCTTTTCTAGCAGCATCCCAGTTAGCATCATTTTTAATATGACGAGCCGAATTTGTTCCAACGAACATTACAAAATACTCTACCTCTTCATAATAACCCATATTTTCATTTTGAGTTGTTCTTACAGGTAAAAGTGGAGGAACTTCATTTCCTGCTGCATCAACACCAAGAAGTGCTCTTCTTTTTGCTTCTTCTACATCTGCAGTTGTAAGTACATCTGCTTTGGCAATGTTTTCAGTTGTAGTATCAGAATGATGACCACAGGCAACAATATTTGTACAATCAGCACTCATCTGTGAAAAGAAGATTTTGTCGAACTTCATTGTTCCCCAGTTAGCAAGAGAATTTTTCGCACGAGACTTGAATGTATTTGCATTTCTCTGATTTACAATCGGGAGTGTAGATGGTACAGCGTGCTGAAATCTATCAACTTTTACAAATTGTTTGATTTTTTTCAACTCTTCACCACTTGCTGAAAAGTCAACGTTTCCAACAGCTCCACTCTCGACAAGTGCGTCTTCAAGCTCTAAGCCAACTACATTTCCAAGTTCACAAGTTTTAAGCACTGTTTTAACGATACTTGTTGTATCTGCTTCACTTGTTGCAATAAAAGGTTTTACCTTAGAACGCTTTGTTACCTCACGAGTAATCGTTTTAGAATAACCTATTTTTGTGTCGGCATCAGATAAAAAATCTTGTGCTGACAATCCACCAAAAACACTCATATTATTTCCTTGTTTTGTTTTCAATGCCATAAAGACATTTTATTTTTTTGCCTACCCTAAACTAAGTGCAGAAGCGAAGCGACACTTAGGGAGGGCTTCTTCGCAACTGCACTTAACTTAAAGTAGGACAAACCTACTTTAAACTTTAAAGCCCTAAAGCTTTTTTTAAATCTCCGTCTGCCATAGCTTCCATACTGACCTCTACACCACGATTCTCTTTTATCATCTCTTTTGCTTCTTTAAAGCGTTCCTTGTCTTTAATGATCATCAAAAACTTCTTGATTGTTCGGACATCCTCTTTTATCTCCCACTCGCTGCGCTTTTTCTTTTCGCTTGCATCTACTGTTTTACTCTCGTTCATCTCTTCTGGCATTACTTTTTCCTTGTTTTAATTTTTAAAGACCTAAAGCCTCTTTAAGCTTCTCATCCTCGCCCATCAAATCGGCATCTGTATCGTTACTTTTTGTTTGTTCTTTGCGAACATTGTTAACATTTGGAATATTTGGAGTTTTTACATCTTCTATTTTTGCAGGGTTTGCAGATAAATACTGTTTATATGTATTTTCATAAACATCTTCATAGCTTGTAGATGAAGAGAGTATTTTGTTTTGCTGTGACTTGCTGAGATCTTCATTGAAGTACTCCATCATTTTTTCATGATCATAGTCAGGGTACTTTGAAGAAACAGATACAATTGCATTTTGTCGCTCATAAACAGCTTCAAGCTCTTCTTTTTCTTTTTTTAGCTCTTCTACTACTTCACTTTTTGAGTTTTTTTGCTCATACTCTTTTGCCTTTTCATTCACAAGTTTCATATAAGCAGCTTTATCATCAAATTCTAACTGTTGCTCTTCTTCGCTGAGTTCATTTTCAATATTTGTAAAAAATGCATCCATATCAACAGTCGCTTTTTCAAGCTCTTCAATCTTTACATCAATCTTTGCAATATCTTTTTGAATTGTAATCTGTTCAGGTGTTACAAGTTTTGTCTCTGTAGTCTGTTTTTTATCTTCTTTTTTATCTTCTGTTTTTTCATCTTCAGATTTTTGAGTATCTAATTGTTTATCACCATCAGTTTTTTTGTCATCGTCTTTTTGTATTGTATCTTTTGCATCATCTAAAGATGCACCATCTTCTTTTGTTTCACCAAGACCTAACATATCTTCTAACTGATCCACGACTTCCTCGTTTTTTTCATTTCCCATAATGTGTCCTTTGAATTTTATTATAAGAAAATAGTAGCTATTTTTTTTTTATTAACTATACGCTCTAAATAGGAGGTTTATCTTTTATGAGTACATTGTAGGAGGAATAACGCTAAAATTATTGTCGCCTGCCATATTTCCAAGCATACGAAACACTTCAGGGTTTGCAAACTCTACTACCATATCAGGTATTTTATTTGTATCTTCAAGACCTAAAAAACGTACAGTGTTCATATTTCCCATAACATTAAACATCACATCACCTGCACGTGGAGCATCATACAGACTACCGCCTGCCATCCATGAATTTATATCTCCGTTTAAAAAAATATTTGAAAAGCCGTTTGTATCTTGACGGATAGTAGTAGTTCTAAGAACACTGCCTGCATCAAAAGGATGTTCTGAGATCCAAGTGTAAGAAATATTCCATTCGCCTTTACTTGCATCATTCTGTTTAGATTTTGCAATTGCATAGCGTGCATTATAATCATTTATAGCACTTTCATACTGTTTCTGAAACTCTCCAAGCTGTGCTTTTAGCGCGTCTATCTCTTTTGAATGATCGGTATTATCAATTCTTGAATAATCCGATGATAGAGAGTCTGCCATCTCAAGATCGCTAATCTGTTCCTTTAGAGAAGCAATATTTTGAGCTAATGCATCTATTCCAAGTGTTCCGGATCCATAAAGACCATTACTATGTCCATCTGTAAGATTTTTAATTGTTTTTAAATATTCTTCGTTATTTTTTATCTCACCTGCATCGTACCTATTTTGATAATCAGTACGTTGTGCTTCTAGTCGAATCTCTTTTGCATCTGCAAGTTGTTGCTCAAACTCTTTATATGCAGGGTTATCACCTTGAACATATATAGGACGTCCTACATTATCTGCGCTATATGATATATCTACTTTTTTAGAGTATGGGTTTTTTAATGAATCAAGATCATTTGATTGTAACAATAAATCTATATCATATGAAGAATGAAATAGTTTATCATTTAGATCATATGTTCCTCCTCCAATTGCAAAATGACCAGAGGAATATGTACTATGAGATGCATAATGTGTATTTGGTTGTATATGATTTTCGTATGACCATTCTGCATAATCATGTCCTGAAGTATACAACTGTTTTGCATGATCTATTTCAGACTGTGACGGACCAGGTTTTTGACCATTACTTCCACCATTAATTACAATATTGTTCGGATTGTAATCACCACCTCCTCCTGTACTAATGTCAGGAGAATTTACACTAATACTACTCAAAACCTATGCCTTTACAATCGTAGTATCTTCAGGATTAGCTGATATATCACTGTTTAAACCTTTGATCATATTAAAAAATGCACTCCACATATCAGAGCTTATTACAAGACCTCCTGCACCCATTGTGCCTATCATATTTCCGTATGAGTTTAGTGATTTTATTTTGTTATTAAACAATACAGAGTTTCCAAGCTCTAGTGTCTGCTTTTCAACAAAAGAAGTGTCTTTTATTAGTTTTAAAACTTGATTGTCAATAAGTGTTTTTTGAGCAGCTTTGTTAATAATATCCTGCGCAGTTTGAGCATCACGAGAAGCAGTAGAACTTGCAATGTCTATTGCTTTATTTGTTTCTGTATCTTCTTGTTTTTGCATAAGTATAACTTGTTCATCAATACGAAGTTTCTCGCTTTGTTTGTTAATCAAATCCTGCGCAGTTTGAGCATCACGAGAAGCAGTAGAACTTGCAATGTCTATTGCTTTATTTGTTTCTGTATCTTCTTGTTTTTGCATAAGTATAACTTGTTCATCAATACGAAGTTTCTCACTTTGTTTGTTAATCAAATCCTGCGCAGTTTGAGCATCACGAGAAGCAGTAGAACTTGCAATGTCTATTGCTTTATTTGTTTCTGTATCTTCTTGTTTTTGCATAAGTATAACTTGTTCATCAATACGAAGTTTCTCACTTTGTTTGTTAATCAAATCCTGCGCAGTTTGAGCATCACGAGAAGCAGTAGAACTTGCAATGTCTATTGCTTTATTTGTTTCTGTAATAATCTGCATATCAATAAGTTGAATTTGTTTATAAGTTTCTAATGTTTTTACACTATTTTCCATTGCGCCAACAATAGCATTTGAAAGAACATTTGCAATTGAATCATCTTCCATTTGAGTATCTTCTGCTAGTTCTTTTATTTTATCTGTTGCAGATGATACAAACATATCATATATAGATTTAAGTTCTGCATTATCTATAGCCATTTTATTTACCTTAATATTTTAATCATTACAAATATCAAAATTTAAAAATTTTAATATTTGCATAATTTGTTTTTTTATAATTTTATTATCTTTTGAAAGATTATAA